ACGAGTGCTTAAGCCTTAAGATGCAATAGCTTGCAATAGGCACTGGAGCAATTCAGTGCCTTTTTACTTTGTTTTGTTTGCTAAGATAAATATGAATAACCGTCGATAGAGCGACGTAAAACCTCTCTAACTAGTAATATGAACGGGATAGAAGAATTACTCCAGAGCATTAATGAGGAAGCAGAAACTGCTCAGTCTCAGAATGAAACTCAGGAGAAGCAGACACCAGAGAATCAGAATCAGGAAAAGCCTGAAACTGAGGAATCTGGAGAACCTGAAGAAACTGATGAATCTACCGAATCCAAAGAAGGAGAAGGTGAAGAATCTGAAGACGGCGAGAAGAAGCCTGAAGAGAAGCAGGAGCAGAAGCCAGAATCTAGAGCAAATAAGCGCATTCGTGAATTGAATGAGGCAAAGAAGCTCGCAGAATCTAGAGCATCTCAGCTAGAAGCTCAGTTGCGTCAGATTGAAGCTCGCAAGGCTGAAATTGATAAACTGGCAGATGGTGAAAAGCCTGATCCTAGCAAGTTTGCAACTATGCAGGAGTATCTTGATGCTCTCACTGAGTCTAGAGTAAATGCCGCATTGAAGCTCCGTGAACAGGAAAGATTGCAGAGTGAGCAACAGCAGGCCGCTCAAGCATATGAGCAGGAGATTGCATCTAGCTTCGAGCAGAAGGTGCAGATTGCGGCTCAGGCAAATCCAGATCTTCCAAAGGCAGTAGAGCATCTGAATAAGATTGCACAGCACATTCCAGTTGAAGTTAGGCAGGCCCTAATTACTGACGAAAATGCGGCACAGCTTGCATGGGAAGTTGCAACGAATCAGGAATTGCTAGAGTATGTTTGCAAGCAGAATCCAGTAAATTCCATTAAGGTGTTGGCAAAGCTCAGTGCAAAATACGATACTGAGGAAGCTCCTGCACAGAATGCACCTGCGGCAAAAGGTCCTGTTGCATTTACTCCAAGCAAATCTGAAAAGCCTAAAGTGCCTTCAGTGCCTAAGAATGGAACTGGTGTAAAGAGTGGAGATAATCTAAGCCCTGCAGAATATTGGAAGCAGTATAATAAGGGCAAGATTGACAAGAAGCCTTGGGAGTAAGATACATTTAGGCAATAGATGCACTTGATGCATTTGAGGCTCTGTGATGATCTCTCAGGGCCTTTTTTATTTTCTCAAATGCACTTTTGCAACAGGTTCTAAATACCTTTTCGTATCGTGTATAAGGTCCGTAATACCTTAGATCCATTCTCTGATGCAGTCGGTGGGCTGAACAGAGTATTCGAGTCCACCAGCAGATTACTAGACTGCAGATCTAGTGCATCAGAGGAATCCAGAGCCTCAATTAACCGCCTCAATTGGCAAATCTCTGGTAAAAGGAAATCATGGCCGCAAATAGTTTCAAACTACAATCGAAGGTAGACAAGGCTCTATACTTCGCATTCAAGGAGCAGGCTGGCATTGCTGATAAGGTTGACTGGCGTTCTGACGAGTTCAGCGCACAGAATAACCTTGGTGCAAGCATCTCTCTCCGTCGTCCTACCATCATGGGTGCAACGGTTACCTCCCTCGGAAATGACGAGTCTCTTCCTTCCAATACCCAGCCTACCGTTGGTTACAAGACTCACACTGAGCCTTACATTCCTCTCACGATCTCGAATCGTGTGGAAACCAACATGCAGTACAGCTTGGAAGACTTGACCTTCAATCTTTCCGCTGAACAGGCATACGAACGTGCGATCAAGCCTGCAATGACCGTCATGGTTGACAAGATCAACAAGCTCCTAATCAATGCACTTGATGGAGTTTCTGGTCAGTATGTTGCGGGTGCATCTGGTGCCGCAACGGCCTCCACTGGCGACGAATGGCTCAAGAACGTCTATACTGCCAATGGCATTATGGAAGCTCGCGGTCTAGTTGCTCCTCAGGGCGAGAAGTCTCTCATTGTCAATCCTTTCGTGGCTCCTGTGCTCGGTCCTAAGCAGGCCACCGTGTTCCATGCAATGGGTGCAGAGAAGACCTACAAGTCCGGATTGCTCGGCCAGTACGCTGGATTCGATGTCTACTCGTCTGGATTGCTCGGTCCTAAGACCATCGACGGAACCTCCACTGTCACCATCACCGCGATCACCCTCCCTACCGTCTGGCAGGATGGATTCAGCTTCACCGCTACCATCGGAACTGCAGACCTCAAGGCTGGTACTCGCTTGACCTTTGCTAACTCGGCTGTTCCTGTCAATTGCGTCAACTACGCAACCAAGGAAGACACTGGAGTTGCATTTGTCGGTGTTGTGCAGTCTGACGTTACTGTCGGATCTGGCAAGACTGTCACGATCAAGGAAGTTGCAATTGCTTCTGGCGACTACCAGAACATCTCTGCCGCTATCACCACTTCCACCACTGTCTCGATTGCTAATGCTGGTGTGGTTCGTCCTAACTACGCATTCTTGCACGATGCAATTGCCGCCGCTTCTCCAGAAGTCAAGCTACCTGCAGGTGTCAAGGGTCGCAACGTGAACATCGACGGTATCAACATCGCCCTTGTCGAAGACCACTGGCCCGGAACTCTCCAGAGCATCACCAAGCTCGTTGCGTTCGTCGGTGTTGCAGTGCCTAAGCCCGAGGGAATCGTTACCCTTTACTAAGATTCATTTCTTAGATAATGTAGAGCATGGGGGAGAGTCTGAAAAGACTCTCCCTTTTTTATTGGCTTCTAATCTAAATATCATCAGTATGAAGAAACTACATGAGTTTGATTTCAATTGCATATATCCAATCTATGTTGAAGGCGAAAAATTATTGGATGCATCTGAATATGCGGCATTCTTAATTCGCAAGGGATATGCATTTTCTGATTCGGTTGCACCTACTGCACCAGATGCCAATGCAGATTCTTCAGATCCTAAAGATGCTAGTCCACTATCTAGCAAGAATCGAACAGTTGCCGATATGTTTGATGAAATAGAGGCTCAGGCAAAAGCTGATTTCACCAAGCGTGGCAGAAAACCTAAGAAGGAAAATGCATAATGGCTATTGATGCGGCACGACTAATAAATGACTCATTACTCCTAACAGGATATGCGGCATTTGGTGATGCACCTGATGCAGAAGCGTCTTTGCTTACATCTAGAGTATTGAATGACATGTTGCAGGAATGGTCTGCAAATGGATACATCAATCCTAATATCAAGACTGTTGTGCTCAATATGCCACAGCATCCAGCAGACATTCTAGGATCTACCTCGTATATTACCACTGGCACTAATGATCCAACATTTGATATTCCCGAAGAGATTATGGACTTGATAACTGTCAAGGTGCAGTTAAATAACATAGTCTATAATTTGAATCAGATTTCTTATGAAGAATACACTGCATTATCTCTAAAGAATATTCCAGCAATTCCACAATACTATGCATACGATTACCAGTTTGGTGCAGGTAAGATCTTCTTGCATTTGCAGGGATTGACTGGATACACTGTAATTGTCGAATACAAGCCCAGACTCGGGGCATTGACTAGCAATCAGGGCACAATTGCACTTGATCCATTGTATCGTGAGGCTCTTCTTTACAATCTTGCAACTCGTCTAACCCCATTCTTTGCACCTGCAGGTGGATTGGATCAGACGATCATTTATCATGCTCAGCATTCTCTGAGTGTAATTAAGCAGAGGAACCAGAGACAGACCTCAAAGAAGGTACGTCCTGCATTCTATTCAAACGGAAAAGCATCTAGTTACTGGACTTCGCCTCTGAATACTGTAAGCACGGGATCATAACATGGCTGATAGCGCACTAGCACAATCTGCACAGCAAGCTCAATCAGGCCCCTTCTCGGTTGCACTGGGTGACAAGCCATATTCTGCACCTTATACCTCTGCAGGTAAAGAGATCTGCGAGAATCTGTACGTTGAAAAGGCAGTAACTGAAACTAGCACTGTCCCTTATTACTATGTCAGCATTCCCGGCATGAGAGTATGGTCGAAGAGCACAGGCGCATCTACTGCCGCATGCCGTGGATTGTATGCAACTGGTACAAATAAGCTCTATGGAGTATGGTCAAATAAGCTCTATGAACTTAGCTCTAACGGTACTAGAGAAGAAATAGGAACTCTCAACACATACACTGGTACTGTTTCATTTGCTGATAATGGAACTGAAATGTGCATTGTCGATGGTCGCGCTGGCTACATAGTTACCATGACCAGCAATTCATTTGCACAGATTACAGACGAGTATTTTCCCGGTATTGCAGATGATGATCCTACGAAAGCAGCTACCAGAGTATTCTGCTTTGATACTTATTTCCTAGTAAACAAGCAGAATAGCAATGAGTATTACTGGAGCACTCCGGGATATACAGATGTTGCATTTGATTCAGATCATCCAGATGTATTCAACAAATGGAATGGGTTGCAATTCGGTAAGAAGATTGGAGACTCTGACGATATTGTCACGATGGCAAAGTGTGTAAATCTGCTTTGGCTATTCGGCAAGCAGAGTATTGAAGTGCATTATGATACTGGAGATTACAACTCTCAATTATTCGCTAGAGTTAACAATGCACTAATTAACTTTGGATGTTCTGCAAAGAATTCTGTAGTTACCTATGCAAATAACGTATTCTGGA